CCCGTGACCAAGTTATCATGCGCGCATGACATCAATGGATCCCCGCCTTTTCGCGCAGCACGCGCCCCAAGTCCTGAAAAAACTTCAGGCCGAGTCCGCAAAGCGATCGCTACGGGAATTTGTGAAGCAAAGCTGGCCCGTTCTGGAGCCGGGCCGAAAGTTTGTGGACGGATGGGCGATCGGCGCGATGTGCGAGCATCTGGAGGCCACGGCTACCGGCGAGATCAGCCGATTGGTGATCACAATTCCGCCGGGCTCGATGAAAAGCAGGCTGACCCGCGTGGCTTATCCGCTATGGCGATGGATCAAGGAACCGCACCTGAAATTTCTCGGCGCCAGCTACGCCTTGGTGCTTGCCGAGCGGGACAACTACTACGCCCGCACGGTGATGACCTCCGAGTGGTATCAGGAGAATTTCAACGTGCGGATCAGCGGCGAGCAGGCCGCCAAGGTGAACTTCGACACCGACGCGATGGGCGGGATGCGCGCCATATCGGTCGGCGGCGCGACCACGGGCTTCCGCGGAGACGTGAACATCTGTTTCCCCGCAGGAGAATTGGTCGCCACAGAAAAAGGACCGATGCCGATAGAGGACGTGGTTCGGAATAAGGACCCTGCCCTTCGCGTCTGGACTCTTGATGCGGAGGAAAAACGGATGGTTTTGGAAACGCCGACTCGATGGCTACAAAACCCCGCCAGCGACATCGTTGAGGTGGGGTTCTCGGACGGCAGCAAAATGCGTTGCACGCCCGAGCACCTAGTCTTGGTCGATGGCCAATGGAAGCGCGCGGAGAACTTGACCACGAGGGATACCCTTCCGGCGTTTGTGGTAGCGCACGGCACGCAGACCTTCAGTCGCGTCGGCCCACACCTCGCCTCGGCGGATACACCCGATATGCACCACGCTTATGCCGAATCGTTCCGCAAGGACCCACGCCGGGCTTTCTCGGTCCTGCACGATCTCGCGCGCCATTTCTGGCGTCACTTTATAGCGATGACCCGGACGGAAAGTTCCGTGCCTCTTGGAGTCCGCAATGTTCTCAGCACGCGTGCCGTAGGCGAGGTTTTCAACGCGGTTATCCAGCGGATCGCCGTTGAGATGGCGCGTGTCATGCTTGTGCGGTCTTGGTCCAATGAAGGCGGCGGCCACGCACTGATGAACCCACCGAACTTTGGCCAGATGCCCGCAGCAATCATTGAATCTGGCGTAACCGGTCGTCCCCGGCGGCGTTTTGAGGATTCTCGCCTTGGAGCGATAGGTGTAGGCGGAGCCAGATTTGGAGCGCGTGGCGATGTCACGAGACTCAGAACGGATGAGTCCTGTATTGGAGACGGAGTATCGCTCGTCGGTTCCGGGAATAAAACGCCACTCTATGTTCGGCACGTCGGGCATGTTGATTCTACTTTCTGTTTGACGATGCGCACAGGTAACTTTGTGTGCGCTGAGACTATTGTATCAAATTGCGATGATGCACACAACGTTACTCAGGGCGAATCCGATGCTGTGCGCTCCGAGGCGGTGCAATGGTTCCTTGAAACCTTCCAGACGCGCGTGAACGATTTGAATACCTCGCCGATCATTGTCGTCGGGCAGCGCATCCACCAAGAGGACGTGCCGCAGGTCGCCATTGATCTAGGCTTCGAGCACCTGAACATCCCGATGGAATGGGACGAGTCCTACCGCCGCACGACCAGCATCGGCTGGACAGACCCCCGCACCCAGCAGGACGAGTTGATGTGGCCCGAGCGGTTCTCGGCAGAGGCGTTGGTGCGCCTGAAGAATGCGATGGGCCCCTACGCCGCCGCCGCGCAGCTTCAGCAGAACCCGGTCCCGCGCAAAGGCGCGCTGTTTGACGTGGACATGATCCAGCAGATCGACAATCTGCCCGAGGACGACGATTACATCTACTTCCGAGCGTGGGACTTGGCGGCGACCGAGGGCGGCGGGGCGTTCACGGCGGGCGTCAAGATGGCGTTCGGCAAGCGATCCGGCCGGTTCTTCATCGTGGACGTGCGGCGCAAACAGGCCAGCCACGCGCAGGTCAAGCACATGGTCGCGGACGCGGCGGAAGATGACGGCGTGAGCACGCCCCTGTCGCTCCCACAAGACCCCGGAAGCGCGGGCAAGGCGCTGGTCGCGGACATGATCGCGTCCTTGGCCGGGTTCGTTGTGCGCGCCGAAATGCAATCCGGCGACAAGGAATCCCGCGCCAAGCCGCTCGCCTCGCAGATCGAGATAGGGAACGTGGCGGTCCTGAAGCGCGTCTGGACCAAGACGTTCCTTGAGGAGTTGCGGTTCTTTCCCAAGAGTCGCTTTAAGGATCAGGCGGACGCGGCGAGTTCTGCATTTAATGCTCTGGCCCCGCTGAGCCGAAAGAAAACAAAACAACTGCATCTTTCCGTCGTAGGTGAGAAGTCAGAAAATTGGGCGAGGGCGCTATAATGGTCTCAAGATATACTGAACTTGGCGTCGCCAGCGACTACAACCCGTCTTGGGGTTTGCGCCAGGACGAGTTCATCTTGGCCCTCCGGGGCACGCAGGGCGTGCGCAAATACCGTGAGATGTCGGAGAACGACCCGATATTCGGCGCGATCCTGACCGCGATGGATCTGATGATCCGCTCAGTGATGTGGAACTTCGTCGGCGGCACCCCCAAAAGTCGGCTGTTGGTAGAGTCGATCCTGCGCGAGATGGATGACAAGACGTGGGAGGACTTCATCAGCGAGGTGCTGTCTTTCCTGCCATACGGCTTCAGCATCTTCGAGATCGTCGCCAAGCGACGCAAGGACGGCGTGATCGGACTCAAGAAACTTGCGCCCCGCGCGCAGTGGACCATTGACCGGTTCGAGACCAACGACAACGGCGATGTTCTGGGCGTCTACCAGACGGCGACGACCCATAGCGCCTTCCTGCCCTACGACAAGCTGCTTCACTTCCGCACCAGATCCGTGAACAACCAGCCGGCGGGCGTGAGCGTGCTGCGCAACGCCTATACCAGTTGGTATTATTCCAACGAGATCAAGCGCATCGAGGCGGTCAGCATTGAGCGGGAACTGAACGGCCTGCCGATGTTCCGCGTCCCGTCCGAATACATGGCGGCCGATGCGAACGCCGCCCAAAAAGACCTGATGCAACAGATCACCAAGATCGCCCGTGACGTGAAGCGCAACGAGCAGGGCTACATCATCATCCCGAGCGATCTCTACACCGACGAGGACGGCAAGCCCGGCACGAAGCCGCTGGTGGACTTCCAGCTTGTCGCCAGCCAGGGTACCCGAGACATCGACACGGGCAAGGTGATCCTGCGCTACCAGCAGGACATGGCGCGCTCGGCCATGGCCGACTTCGTGATGCTTGGGGCGAACGACCGGGGCAGCTTCGCCATGTCGAAGTCCAAGTCCGATCTGTTCCTGAAGGCGCTGGAGGGCTACCTTGGCAGCGTCACGGCGATCTTGAACCGTCGCCTGATCCCGAAACTGTGCGCGTGGAACGGCATCCCGGCATCCGATTACCCGCTCGCCAAACATGGGCGTATCGCGCCCATCGACCTGCAAGAGTTGGGCAACTTCGTCAGCCGCGTGTCGAGCGCGGGCGCAGCATTGTTCCCCAACGGCGTGCTGGAGGATCACCTACTAGACGTGGGCGGGCTACCGCCCAGGATCGAAGGTGCGACCACGCCACCGCCGCCCGCAATCGAGGAGAATCCCGATGAGTGACACGAAGAAAGCCTATGGGGCATCGCCCCTGTACGCCTTCCGCCCGGTGCTGAACGCCGAGACGATCTGCGCATGGGCTGCCGAGCAGGGGTTCGAGACCGCGCTCCTGCCCGACGACATGCACGTCACCGTCGTGTTCAGCCGCGACGCCTTCGACGCGGGCTTGTCACGGCTGGCCGAACGTGGCGACCCCGATCCGTACCCTATGTATGGACCGCAAAACATCATCGTGCGGGGCGGGGCGCGAAATGTCGCGCCGCTGGGTGACGGCGGGGCAATCGTCCTCAATATTGAAAGCCTTGAGTTGCAACGCGAGCACCAGATGTTTCGCGAGATGGGCGCAAGCTGGGATTATGAATCTTACACGCCGCACATCACGATCACCTATCGGGGGCTGCCAATCAGTTTCTCTGCGCCCTTTTATGGCGATATCGTGCTGGGGCCGCTGACGTTTCGCACCCTCACGACTGACACCGGAGAAAAACCGATTGAATCTTCGCTTGACAGCCTAAAAAAGAAACTCTTGCATGATTCGCCCCGACAGGCGATTATGCCAGTCAACATGCCGGAAACCGATTTCATCAAGACCTTCGAGGTCATCAAGGTCGCCGACGAGCAGCGCATCGTCTACGGCTGGATCACCGTCTCGACGGTGAAGGGTAAACTTTTCGTTGATTCGCAAGGTGATATTATCGAACCCGACGAAATGGTCAAGATGGCAAACGATTTCATGTTGGATGTGCGGATGGCCAAGGCCATGCACGACGGTGCCGGGATCGGGGAGTTTGTCCATTCGCTGCCGCTGACGAAAGACATCGCCGAAGCACTTGGTATCGAGTGTGACCGCGAGGGCTGGATCGGCGCGCTCAAGATTCACGACGACGCCACTTGGGCTGACGTGAAATCCGGTAAGTTCACTGGGCTGTCAATCGGCGGCAAAGCGCAAAATCGGGAGGCCGTCCAATGACGACGATAGCACACAAACTCTCGGGGATCGTCCTGTCGGAAATTTCGCTTGTCGATGTCCCCGCAAATGCAGGCGCCACAATCGCGCTCTGGAAACGCGCAGAAAAGGAGCCCGACATGAATATGTCGCCAGAACAAAAGACCTATATGGAAAAACTCATGGCCGATGGCATGAGCGAAGACGAGGCGAAGAAAGCCGCGATGAAGGAAACCACGAAGAAAGGTGCCGATATGGACCAGAAAGACCTCACCAAGCAGATCGAGGCTCTTACGGGCCAGATCGCCGACCTGACCAAGCGGGCCGACACGGCTGACGCCGCGACCGCGACCATCGAAAAGGCTGCGCAAGACGCGGGCTTTGTCGTTACGAAGACCGACACCGGCGTCACGGTGGCGAAAGCCGCTGACCCCGAGTATGTCGAGATCAATGGGCAAAAGGTCGAGAAATCGACGGTCCCGGCGCCTCTGCTGGAAATGGTGCTCAAGCAGGGCACCGAACTCGCCAAGATGCGAGATGAAAAGCACGAGGCAGATCTTGCCAAGCGCGGCGCGGCTGAACTGCCAAACCTCGCGGGCACGGATCTTGTCAAAGGTAAGATGCTGGCCGCTGCGGGTGACGACGCCGAAATGCTGACCGCGCTCAAGGCGGCCGACGCTGCAATGGCGAAGTCTATGACCGAGATCGGTCAGAGCCCGCTGGCCGACGAGGGTTCGCCTTCGTTCAAACTGGACAAGCTGGCCCGCGCCCACGCAACCGAGAAAGGCGTGCCTTACGCCACCGCTTATATGGCGGTCGCTGAAACCCCAGACGGCGCGGTGCTTGCAAAAGCTGCCATCGCTGAATCTAACTGAAGAGGACTGAGAAATGGCCACCAAGCAAAACACACAGGCGATTTCGTTGGTCGCCGCCGCCGACCTTTCGGCTGCCCAATACCACTTCGTGACGATTAACTCGTCTGGTCTGGCGGCCCTGACGGGTGCTGGATTGCAAGCTGCGGGCGTGATGCAAGATAACCCCATCGCCGGTCAAGTCGGCGCGGTCGATATTGCAGGCGTCACGAAGGTCGAGGCCGCAGGCGCGATCACCATCGGCGCGCGTGTCGCGTCCAATGCTACTGGCGAGGCCGTGGCGGCGACGACCGGCGACTACGCGCTGGGGACCGCGATGGATACGGGCGCAGATGGACGTATCATCGCCATCCTGTTGCAACCGACCGGCATCGAAGCCTAACAACGTGAAAGCGAGAGACAAAAAATGAGCCAGCCAACCTTGAATCAGGTTCACGCGAACCGGCCTCTCACCAATCTCACGATTGGCTGGATGCAAAACCAAGATCACTTCATCGCGCACCGCGTTTTTCCCAACGTGCCCGTCACGCACCGCAGTGACGACTATTACGTTTGGGATCGTGGTTCGTTCAACATGGACCGAGCCAAGAAGCGCGCACCCGCGACCCGAGCGGCTTTCGCCGGTGTCGGGCTTTCGACGGACACGTACAGCGTCGATGTATGGGCGCTGTCGGACACGATCCCCGATCAGATCCGCGACAACGCGGATGTGGCGATTAACCTGGAACAGACCAAGGCCCGCGCGCTGATGAACAACATGCTCATCAGCAAGGAGAGCGATTGGGCATCGAAGTATTTTGCTTCGGGAATATGGGCCACCGATATCGCTGGTAATGCGTCGCCATCTGGCGCCCAAGCGCTGTTCTGGAACAACGCTGCATCGACCCCGATCGAGGATATCCGGGCGGCGCGGACTGTCATGCTGGAAAGCACCGGTGTTATGCCGAACACCATGACCGTCAGCCAGAAGGTCATGGATGCTTTGGTCGATCACCCGGACATCGTGGATCGTATCAAATACTCTGGTGGCGTCGGCAACCAGAATCCCGCGCGGACGACCGTGCAGGCGCTGTCGCAACTGTTCGAGATCGAGCGTATCCTCGTGTCGCGTGGCACGGTGAACACTTCGCCGGAAGGTGTCGCGGCTTCGAACAGCTTCATCGCCGGGAACAACGCGCTGCTGACGTATTCGTCTGGCACGCCGGGGATCATGGAAGCCTCCGCGGGCTACACCTTCTCGTGGACGGGCTACCTCAACGGCGGCAACGAGTTTGGCGTGGCCATGCGCAACTGGCGCGATGAGCCGATCCGCGCAGATTGGGTCGAAGCCGAGATGGCATATCAGCACAAGCTGACCGCCGCCGATCTGGGCTATATGTTCCACGGTATCGTGCAGTAAAACCTCCTGCGCCCGCGATGAGTGGGCGCAGAACCCCGAATTGGAGGCCGTATGGCACGATTTGATAAACTGGCGTTCAACCCCGGCGTGCCGGTGTTTGCGCGCCGCGAGATCAAAGTGAACGCTTCAAATTTTTCGCCCGGAGATATGGTTCCGTGGAAACAGTTGGCGCTATCGCAGCGCCGGGTCCGCGCCCTGTTTGACATGGGGAAGCTGACTCACGCGACCGACGAGACCGAAGCGCCGGTCATTGAGCAAGAGCCGCAGACGGCCACAGAGCCGCAGACGGCCACAGAGCCGCAGACGGCCACAGAGCCGCAGACGGCCACAGAGCCGCAGGCCGACGACGCTGACACGGACAGCGTGGATCACATCGACGACAC